CCGTAGGAGATCGGATAGACCTCCTTTCGCAGCGGGTTCAGCCCGTAGGACTGCATCATGGTCGCGAGCGCCAGGCGGTCCGCCTCGGTCGCGCTCTTGGGCATCACGTTCGCCACGATCCGGTCGATCGTCGGCTGGTCGATCACTTGAACGATGCTCACGCCGCCACCTGTCCTTCCTGCAGCTGCCGACGCAGCCACGCTGGTACGCCGATCGACTGCACCGCATCCGGGTAGGCCCGGAAACGCTTCTCCTCCAGACACCCGCGCCACACCTCCATCGCCTCCTGAACCATCTGGTCGTAGAGGTCGATCACCTCGTCCTCCAGCCGGTACACGGCGACGCCGTAGGGCTCGGCGGTCTCCATCACGATGAACATGAAGTCGGTGCAGGGCACCTTCGCCTGGTGGCACACCCGGCGGTAGTGAGCAGCCTGAATGCCGTAGCCGTACTGACTGATCGCACCCTCGAAGCCCTTGCGACTGGCGTGCCCGCGAGTGGTCTTCACGTCCACCACGATGCCGTGCGCGTAGGCGTCAAGCCGGGCCTTCGTGTGCACGATGTCGGCTGCGAAGATCGACACCTCCCGGTGCTGGCACTTCTGCAGCAGGGCCGTGGCAGTCTTGCATGCGTCGAATGCCTCCTTCATTCGCCGCAGCTGCTCGCCCTGGTCGTGCGTCATCACGGTGCGACCGGCCGCGGTCTCCTGAAACGACGCCCAGCGCTCCTTGCCTTCCTTCGTGCGGCGATCCACGTCGGGCGCGATCGCGATCTGCTTCAGGAAGGTGTGCGGCTCAAGGATTGCCGCGTGCACCGCCGTGCCCAGCGCCTGCGACTCGGACTGCTCCCCATGCGAGAGCGCGTACTTCGCATGGGCCGGAGTCGAGGAGATCAGGGCACGGACGGTGCTGGACCCGATGGCATCGACCGCGTGGTACTCGGCCGCTGGCATCCCGTGCACGATGCGCCTGCGAATCAGATCGCTGACTTCGTGCATCGGAACGCCTCCTGAAGCAGGACCAAGAACCGCTCGTCGGCCTCTGCCAGATCCACGATGGCGTCGGCAAACTTCGCGAGCGCCTCATGCTCGACCCTGCTGACCGTCTGCGGGCTGCACCCGAGAACGCTTGCCACCTGCTCCTGCGTCATCACGCCACCCCCAGAAGGCGGCGAACACTGCGGGCGCAAGCCTGAGCCCATCGCGAGCGGATCAGGCCAGCCTTGACCGCGGTCTCGTCCTCGTAGATGTCCTTGCGGTAGTCGCCCTGGCCGAGCGAGACCAGCGGAACCTGCTTGGCGATGCGACCAGCGATGATGTCATCGCACGCTGCCACAACCTGATTCGCGCTTGCATGCGCGCCGCGGGTGCGGAGCTGCAGCAGGTTGACCAGTTCGCCCAGGCGCTGATCAGCGACCAGCTGGATCTTCGTCGCTTCGAGCGTGTCGCCCATGCTTGCGAGGTTGTGCATGGCGATACTCACGTCCTCGGCCTTCTTCGCCCACAACACCCGGGCCTGAATCGTTGCTTCCTTGCTCACAAGTGGCTCCCTGCTGCCATAGCAGCGCACCGGCGAGCATCACGGCCTCGTCGGTGTTCAGTTCCAAGAGCCGTTCGACCACCCGAGTGAGGGTGTCAGTGCAAATCCTGTCACCCCGACTCGCACACACAGGCTCGCGCATCGCGCGGGCCTGCTGTGTTTGTCGGGAGACGGACGAACGGCTGCGAACAGATCGAAGACCAGCGCGAGAGGTGGATTCAACGGCCGTGGGCGCGAGGCTCGCGCTGGTCGTCGAAGAGTTCGCTGAAGTGGTTGCGCCAGAGGCCATTGTTGAATCCGTGCGTAACCTATCGACCGCACGAGTTTCACTCCCACAAAAGTTCCCGGATTTCACACCCCGACGCTCGGCCGCATCCCGGAGCCGTTCCTCTTTGTGACGCAAGTATCGGTGGGTCTGGTCGATAGAGCGGTGGCGTACCAGGCGCTGAATCAGTTCAGGCTGGGTCCCTGCCTCGAATTGGCTGGTGATGTACCCAGCCCGGAACGAATGCCACGAGTACCGGCCGGTGATACCGCAGGCAGCCAGATCGGCCTTGAGCGCCTTGTCTGTCACGATGCGGTCAAAGACCTTGGGACCGCGCTTGGCAATCCCTGACAGCAACTGGCAGACGCTGGCACACAGTGGCACGGCGTCGCGCCGCCGCGCCTTGTCGTGTGAAATGATCATGGTGCGCGCCTGCAGGTCGATGTCCTTCCACATCTGGGCTCGGGCCTCGCCGCGGCGCAGGCCCGTCAGCTGCAGGAACTGGTAGAGGTTGGCCCGGTTCAAGGCACTGGCTCGGTCGCTTGGCTTCCGTCCGTGCTGGGCCTGCTGCCTGGCGTGGGCAACCAGGGCCTCCACCTGCTCGTCGGTCAGTGCGTCCTGTCCCTGCCCGGTGCGGCCGCGCGGCGCCGGTACCGACGCCCACGGGTTTGATTTCAGGACATCCTGAACCACCAGCCAGCCGCAGAACCTGCGGCACGCCGTAATCCTGTTGCGGATGGTCTGCGGCGCAAGCGTGTTACGCCGTGTTACATCGCGCAGCCATTCCACGCAGGTAGCAGGGGTCGGTTCCCGGGCCCCAACATGGTCAAGCCACTGCCGCACCCACACAGCCTGCTGGCGAACGTGACGGGCGGCTTGCCCGTCAAAATCCCGGCAAAACGCAATCCATGCGTCTACCTGCGCACGGAGGTCCGTCCCCGGCGCGCACGTTGAATCCACGCAAAACTCTACGGTGACCCGGAGGATCATGGTGCAGAATCTTCCCGGAAATAGGCTTGACGCGGGTGGATCCGGGTCCGCTAGCCTGAGTGGACTTTCCGAGGAGACAAACCATGCCCAGCATGCAGGAACCAGGTGGACTGAGCGAAGCCGACAAGAAGCGCATCATCGAAGAGGAGCTGCTGCGCAACCATGTCCGGCAGACCATGCAGCTGCGCGAGCTGCAGGAGATGGAAGAGGCCGAGAGTCAGGAGAACGCAGGAACGTTCAAGCGAATCCTGCTGTATCTGGGCATCGGGGTCGTGCTGTTTGTCTTGATCATCGCGATCGGTTACGGAATGAGGGATCGAAGGCCGATCAACCAGCAGATCAACTCAGCGCCTTCCGCAACTGCGCCACGACGCTAGTCACCACGCCCTTCGCAGCCTCCAGCGCGGTCTCTGCGCTGCCTCCAATACCTTCAACGGCCTTGAAGGTTCCGAGCGGACAAGAAACGCCAGCGAGCGTGAGTTTCACGCTGAGTTGCGATCGTTGGTTTGCCGGGCACCCGCACTTCGTGCAGAACCCGACGCCGCCCTCGTCCTTCACCCCGTTGAACACGTCCACTCGCCCAGGGCACGCCATGCACGCCCGGATGCGCTCTTCCACAACGGCCGCTGGAGCAGGACCCTGTATCGCGTGCTTCGCCTCAGTCTTGAGATAGTTCGCGACCTTGGATCCGACTCCCTGCTTGGCTGCTGCACGGCGCTTCGCCTCGATCTCACGCTGCTTGCGCATGTGCTCGGCGGCATCGACGTGTGAGCCCATGATCCGCTGAACAATCTCGCGCCGCTCCTGCTGCGTCTCGATGGGCGCCGGTTTGTAGTACCAGACCTTTGTCATCCGTTGAAGTGCGAATAGTCGCTGGTTGTCTCGAAGTCTTGGACGTGATCTGTGCAGTCGATGCACAGGCTGTGAGGCAGGTACGGCAGGTCGTACTGGCAGTCCTTGGGATCCGACATCACCCACACCTTGTTGCCGCTGATGGTCTGCCACGATCCCACGGCACTCAGTCGCTCCGAGTTTGCGGCGGGTGTAGCGGTGCCGATCTTCACCGTGGTAGGCACTCGCGTCCACACCGGATACGGGGGGCACTTGCAGGGACCGTTGAGCCGCGGATCGCAAGGGCATTCCGGATCCGTGTCGGGATCGCAGCAGTGATCATTCACGCATCCGCAGTTTTCAGCCTCGCCCGGAGAGCAGTACATGGGGTCGCTCGGATTCGTCACGGACGGGTCGCAGCAGCACTTGTTTGGGGCGCCAGCTGCAGTGACACTTGGGTCGCAGCAGATCTTCTCGCTCTCGGGGTCTTCGCTCAGAAGGTCGCAGTCGCTCAAGCACACCCGAGGCCACGGCGGGCAGGGGTCCCACAGGCTGCCCCAAATGTGCAGCATGTGCTCCGTGCGAATCTGTGCGCAGGTCTGCTCCAGCGGCTCGCGCGGGTCCTCGCACGGCGTCGCGCACTCGCCAAACTCATTCACGGATCCGGGGCATCCGTTGATCGCGAAGTCGCACGTCTCGTACTGCGTTTCGTCCTTGCCGTAGATCGCCGGCCCAGGCTGGGCGATGCTGTTGTCCGTCTTGTCTACGCGCTGCGACTCGCCTCCGACCAACTCATAGACCCGATGGTCGGGACGGATCACCGCGAACGCCATGCGCGTGCTTGCCACGCTGCGCGGTGGGTGGTACATGCCGAAGCTGGCACCGTAGTACGAGTAGCCCTGATCAACTGTCGCTGGCGTGCAGGTGCCGGTCCACGGGTTTGCCTTCATCGTCGCGCTGCTGCAGGGCTGGTTGACTCCGACGCAACAGGCACCCTTCCAAACGTGGAAGCAGTCTGGATTGCACGTCGGGCCCGATCCGTTGAGCGGGTTACTCTGGTCGAACGTGTGCTGCCAGTTGTGTTCCCACGGCATGCCGAACAGCGTCCCCAGCACCTTGTCGATCTGGTCGTAGACGCCGTTCACGCTGTACCCGATTGCATTGTTCAAGCAGTCCTGCGCGTGGTAGGGAACCACGACCACGGGATAGCCCGGGCTGGGAGAGATATGCCCGCTGATACCGCCGCCTCCCTGGCATGCGCAGCAGTGGCATACGTTCCCCTTGCGGTTGAACGCATCGCCGACTCCGTTTCGCACGCCCATGTGCCACGGGCCCCACGGCTTCGATCCCATCCGGCCCCAGCTCCACGCAGCCGGTTCGACTGAACTGCAGACACCGGGTGTGTCCTGAAGGTAGAAGTCCCGGTACTGGGCCCGGTAGGAGTTGTCGTAGTTGTACTTGTCAAGAGTCAGGGAGTAGATGCACCCGTAGCTGAAGACGCCGCCGTTGGGGATCGCGAACTGTCTCAGCGGCCCGCAGTGGCGCGTGTCCTCGCCACAGTCCTTGCACTTCTGCGCCGCGGCGCTTGGCACCGGCGTGCAGTCTCCAAACGCGACGCCCTGATAGTCGAGGCCCACCGGAGCACTGTTCCAGTGTGTCGTGTTGGTGCCGCCGTGGATGCCGGCGCAGTAGAACTGCACCGGGTAGTCGTACTTCGCTTCCTTCCCGTAGTTGTTTTGGCTGCCGTGAGTCAGGCTGTAGGTGGTCAGCCCAGGGCACAGGTCGTTGCAGGTGCTCCCCTGCGGGTGCGCGGTCACGCAGTTCGGGTTGCCCCCGCCCGCGGGGGGCTCAAGGGTGTCGAATACTCGCGTGCGAGAATTGCCCCAGCCGAACTGCAGATTGCCACCGTTCCAGACGGGGTTGCCGGCGCGGACCTGCTCCGCGCTGGTAAAGCGCCCGTTCAGCCCTAGTGCCGCCTTTGCCCAGTTGGGGTCGTATCCGAAGCGCTCGGTCGCAAAGTTTGCGCCGACGCATCCGATTCCCTCTAGCAGGGTCACCTTGGGGACGCCAAACCCACAGCCGTCACTGATGCAGGTCGTGAGGATTCCGCCGCCGTTGTCGTAGTCGAACTTCTGGTCCGCTGGGCAGTTGCAGGTGAGCGTGCCGCCGCCACCCGTTGCGTGGGTGGTGTTCGCGTTGAACACGTCGATCCACTGATCGGCCAGACAGTCTCGGCAGTTCGAGCGCCCATCCGTCTGACCAGTCGGGCAGCTTCCGTTGCTGTTTGTGTTGCGCGTGGTGATCACCTGCCCGGTCCTGCGCATGGCGACAGCGAAATCCTTCTGGATCTCAAGGTCGCAGCAGCTCTTCACCCCGTCGCCGTACAACTGATCCTGCGCGCTGAACACGAAGTCGCGCCAGCACTTCTCGATGTAGTCGGCAGTCCACGGCCCAAGTTCGTCCTCGCAATCGCACTCGGGAGTGAATGCTTGCGTCGAAGGGTCTGGATTCTCTGGGTCCCGTCGGGGGAATTGCACGTTGATGGACGGGAGCGCCGTCATCGCCTCGACGTTCAGCTCCATCGGAAGGTGCGGGTTTGTCTCGACGCCTAGGTCGAACATCGGCAGGCAGGGCTTCTGGCCGGTGTGCCACTCTTCAAGGCGGTCGATGTGCAGGTTGTAGGTGACCGTCTCGCTGCTGGTGTCGTAGGCGCCATCGAGCGCTGGCTTGAAGTACGCGGCGTTGTCAGTCGCCACGGCGTCGATATCCGTGACGATCGGGAGCGCCTTCGTGTGCGGGTCGATCCTGGGCACCGGCGGGCTCATCAGGATGTCCGTCCACCCGTTTACCACGTCCGCCACAGCGGGGTCGCCCCAGCAGACCACGGTGCCATCGTTGAAGGTGACTGCGGTCGTGCTGTAGCCGGCGTGCAGCCCGACGATCTTCTTCAGGTTGCCGTTATCCGGATCGGTCAGGTCGCCCTTGCTGGAGGTGGTCGGGACGTTGCATTGCCCCATCGTGTTGAGGCCCCAGCACGCGATCGTGTGGTCATCGTGGCGCACCACGCAGTGGTAGGCACCTGCCTCGACATCAATGACATGCTTCGATGCAACCGCCGTAGGAATTGCGAGCGGGTGACCCTCTGGCGGAGGACCGGGGATTGTCTCGTAGGCGCACACGCCGCCCTGCTGGGTCTGCGACACGTTGCCGACGATCACCGCGATCGTCTTATCCGAGTTCAGCGCGATGAAGTGATACCAGCCGCCGCGAACCAATCGCGGCTGCGACGTAACACTGCAGCAGCAGACCCGGTGAAGGTTGCTCACTTGTTCCAGGGCATCTTGGCGTTGAGCCACCGCCACATGGACGGTCCCACCATCGCGCCGGCGACAAAGACGAGAGCGGTGAAGAATCCGGTGCCGAGTGCGTTACGCAGGGTTTCCATCGTCGTGCTCCTTGCGCCAGGCAGCATCGAAGAGCGGGTCGCTGGCCCGGCGGGCAGCGATCAGCTCACGCAGACCTTCGGCCCGTGATGGGTCGAGGGCAGCGGCAGCGAGGTTTGCCTCCTGCAGCTTGCGGCGAGGGATCCAGCCGATGGCTGCGCGGATGGCCGCGCCGATGCCGGTCTGAAACAGGATCACTGCCACGCCTACCACAACTACAGCCCCAGCCAGCCACTTCAAGAGGGCAGCCCACCAGGGCACCTGATCCTCGACGCCCGGCAGCACGGTGTGGATAGTCGCTGCATTTTGCACAATGGTGTCGGCCCGGCCGACGATCTCGATGGCGTGGGCCTTCACGGTGGGGTTGGCGCTGAGGGATTCGATCTTCAGGGCAGCGGAACGGATTGCGACCGCCTCCGTCTGGGTTGAATTCGCGGCCTCCGCGATCTGCCTCGACGGGCTGCAGCCCGCTAAAAGCAGCAGGAGGCCAGCCAGTGCGTTCCTCACTTGTGGCCCTCTAGCCGGTCCATCCGCTGGGAGACCTGTTTGAGGGCGTCCTCGTGGCTCCTGTCGTTGGCTGCGCCCAGGACCTGAGCCTTTACCAGTTCCTGAGCGATGGAGCGAAGCTCGCCCATGTCCTTGTCCATGCGCTCAAGCAGGGCATCCTTCTTGCCAAGGTTCGCGACCACCGTCAGAACTCCGATAGACAGGACCACCAGCTGCGCCACGCTGATCGCGTTGGAAATGCTTGGGTGGGTGTGATGACGCGGGCCAAGGGGCGTGGGACTCATCAGATCGGCTCCTCAATCGGACCACCGCCTTCGCCGCCTCCGTCCAGGTTCGCCTGGCAGGTTCCGTCGATCGCGTTGGGCATGGAGAAGCAGAACAGTTGCTTCCCGCTGGCTCTTCGCAGCGCGTGCATGATCACGCAGGTATTTGCGGCGATTGGCTGGACAGTGAATCCGGCTGGAATCGTGGAAATGGTCACGCCCGGGCCAGCCTTGGTCGGCGAGGCACCTGCCTGGCACAGCTCGCACAGGTTGATGGCGTAGGTCGTGGCAGCCGTGCCGCTCGCGCGACGGGTAGCCGTAGTTGCCGCCGTGTTGTCATCCTTTAGGACGACCTCCTCCCAGGCGTATCGCCAGCGGGTAGTCGAGCCAGAGAGAAGCACGGGGCTCGCCTTGATTCTCGCGACAAACCAGTCGGCAAACTGCGCTGGAGCGGACTGTCGCCCCTTCATCTGCGGGCGATTGCCATCGCGCATCAGGTGACGGAACTGCCCGGGGGTCATCGGGCCTACCTTGCTGGTGCTTGTGGATGAAAGTCGAGGCATCAGGGCAACCAGCTGACGAGTCCAGAGAAGTCACTTGTGCCAGGGAATGGCTGGCGCCACATCACCACGCCCGCGTATCGCGGGGAGTCCGGGTTTGCGTCGAGCGTTGCCGCCGTGGTTGTCAGCGAGCCGCTGGAGATAATGCCCAGGACCACCTGCTTGCTGCTGTCCACCTTCGCGATCTGCCGAAGGTGGAAGTCGCGGTCGTAAGCCATCGAGTAGGTGATCTCGTAGGCGTTCGGGCCTACCCGCGAAATCTGCGCGCCGGTGAACAGGAGCGTCCCGGCGCCGCATGAGAAGCCGGCGATGGTCACACCCGAACTATTGCGCGTGTTTGTCTGCGACGCGATCGCGGAGAGCAGCGATGACGTGGGCCGACCATTCATCACGTTTCGCAGCGTGAATCGGATGGTCGAAACAAAGGCGTCGATCGGTTCGCCAGCCTGATCGACAGGCGTTCCGCCGATGTCGCTCTCGCCCGGGGTGTTGATGCTGCCGCCAGACGGGAGCGTGTAGTTGTTCACCCGGAACGTGGGGACGATCGCGGCGCCGATGTCCATCTCGACCGCCGTGAAGCCAGGCTGATTCTCCGGCGTGATGTCCCTTGCAACTGCGGAAGGAACGTAGGAACTCTGCGCCGATCCAAAGTTAACGGTCAGAGTCCAAGCCATGCCGCCATCCGTGTTCGCCAGCGTGTAGCCGCTGTAGTTCAACTTCGAGAAGCTGGAGGTGCCCGTGCCCGTCCCGTTCAGGTAAGTGCCGAAGGAGTTCAGCGCGCTTCCCGAGGTTGACGCTGAACCGAGCACAGTGGTCAGTGCGGCGCTGCTGATGATTGCCTGGGTGGTCAGGAGTGCGCCGGCGTCATCGCGGACGGAATAAACCGCGCTGCCCGTGAACTGGTCACGGTCGTAGGACACGTTCTGGTTTTGCAGACTGAATACGACGGCCATCAGTTAGCCCTCTGCGCTTCGGCGGTCTTGCGGGTGTTCTCCTCGATGCGGGTCTCGATATCTCGAATCCGCTCAAGGTTTGTAGCCATGCGCTCGCTGCTGTAATCAACGGCGCCAGCGACACGGACGCCGCCCACGGCGGTGCCGATGCTGGAAATGTTGGACGAGCGTTGAATGCTCGAAAGCGTTTCGCCAGCCTCTGCCTGCGCTCTCGCCAGATCCGACTGCAGGCGCTCCATCTCAAGTTCCACCTGCTTCGCGGCGTTCGCCTCTTCGATCTTGCGCTTGCGCTCGTCCTCCATCTCATTCTTGCGCTTCATGCCCTGCTCGATCTCTTCAAGGATCCGCTTCTGGTAGTCGGCGGCGATGTTCGTGGAGCGCATTTGCTCCTGCGCATTTCGCAGGGCATCCTCGATCTCGAAGTGACGCTGGAGTCTGACGCGCTCCTCATCGCTTGTGGCCTTGTTGAGCATCTCGGCCTGCTTCATGTCTCGCAGGAAGTCGCTGTGAGTCTTGTAGATGCCATCGGCATTTGACTGCCTTTCGCGCTCGATCCGCGCGGTCTCCTCGGCAATCCTTCGGCCTTGCTCGCCGAGTTCGGCCATGCGCTTGAGGTGCTCTTCGGCAGCCTTGGCCTGTGCGGCCTCGGATTCGCTTCCCAAGAGAGCGTTTCCAATCGACTCGCCCAACTGGAACAGGCTTCCGATGAGCGGGATCTGTGTGATCACGTTCTTCAGCGCAGACCCGATAGAGTCAACCACCTGGCCCATGTCGCGGAACTTGCTCAGATCCAGCGAGTCGATCTCCTTGGCGAGTGCCCGGATGCCCTGGTCAAGGGCGTTCGCGCCAAACAGTCCAACCGCGCCCGACATGATGGCCTTGCTGTAGCTGTTGCCGACCTTGTTCAGGATGGCGGCGATGCTCTTGCTCCTGGTCGCCGTGACCTTCTCGGCCTGGGCAAGTCCCTTCTCATACTGCGCCCACAGGAGGTTCAGCTGTACTTCCATCTTGGACGAGGCGGCTGCCATCAGTGGGTCTCCTTCTTCATCGTCTTGCGCAGCTGCGCAAGCGCTGCCTCGGGTGTGCTGTCATTCTTCACGAAGGGCATGAAGTCCACGGGCTTGAATGGCTGGCCCTTGGTCCGATGGCAGTTCGCCATGACGCTCGCAACGATCCCGGCCTGCAGATCGCCGCGCTCATCCCCAATGGGGCTGATGGCGTTGAACGCGATCCACTCTGATAGTTCCTTGCTGCTCATGCGTTCGCCTAGTTCCTCGACCGTCATCCCGAGCGCCAGCGCTAGCCGGAACATGAACATGCGTAGCGGGCGCTCGGTCAGTTTCCCTGGGCACTCTCCTGATCCGAGACCCCGATCCCGCTCAACCTGGTCGCGATGTCGTAGAGCCGGTCGATCACGGACGCTGGGAGTTCTCCCATCGCCTCGATGTCGTTGGGGTTGAAGACCCGCTCGCCGTTCTCGTAGACGCACAGCGAAACAAGGCTGGCGCGGACGTTGCGCAGGTTCTTGGCCCGTCCGTTGAACAGGCGGGTCTCCCACTCGTCTCGCCCGGCGGCGGTCAGGCCACGCACCTCGACCTGACCGACGCCGGTGATCTCGACGGTCTCCGAAGGGACCGACGCCCGAAGGGCAAAGAATCGCTCTCGAAGGTTGCTCATGGATCAGTCCACGTCGGTGAAGGTCACGGCGCC